TACGGAACGCTCCGACGCTCACCGCGGTCGCCGTTCTGACGCTGGCGCTCGGCGTCGGGCTGAACACCGCGATCTTCAGTGTGGTGGAGTCCGTCCTGCTGAATCAGCTGCCATACCGCGATCCAACCCGAGTCGTGGCGCTCGCCCAGGTCGATTCCACGGGCACACATGCCGATGACGTGGGCGGTTGGACGGTGAACGAATGGAGAACGCGCAGCCGGTCCCTCGAACGTGTCTCGATCTACAACGATGCCCAACTGATGCTGGTCGAGAATGGGGATGCCGAGGTTCTGCGCGGCATGCGTGTGAGTTTCGAGTTCTTCGACACGCTTGGCGTGAACATGCTGCTCGGTCGCACGTTCATTGCTGAAGACGATCGGCCGCCGCGCGCGAATGTCATCATCCTCAGTCGCGACCTCTGGTCGGGGCGCTTCGGCGGCGATCCGCACATCGTCGGCCGCGTTCTCCAGCTCAGCGCGCAGCCGTACCGTGTCATTGGCGTGCTGCCCGCAGATTTCCAGCCGCTCCGAATGAGCAATCCAGCGGAGCGTCCGCAGTTCTTCAGTCCCGCTGGGTACGATCCTCAACAAGCCGCGCTGTGCCACATTTGCTTCGGCGGCAAGGTGATTGGCCGGCTGACGCCGTCCGTCACCGTGGCTCGGGCGGAAGCAGAGCTGAGCGCCGTCATGCGCGACATCGCGCGTGAGTATCCAGCCGATTACGCTCGCGACACGTTCGTACGCGTGGAGCCGCTGCTGGACGAATTGATTGGGCCGGTTCGGACGGCGCTCTGGGTGTTGTTCGGCGCCGTGGCGTTCGTGCTGTTGATTGGGTGCGCGAATGTGGCGAGCCTGCAGCTCGCTCGCGCCACGGCGCGCGCCAAGGAATTCGCGTTGCGAGCCGCGCTCGGCGGCGGCCGTTTGCGACTCGTGACGCAGTTGCTGATTGAGAATCTGTTCCTGGCCATCGTCGGCGGCGGAGCCGGCGTGGTCGTTGGATCATCGAGCGTCATCTCAATGGAGATGAACCCACCAGACGAACCAGATGTGGCCGTAAGAAGAACGGTCGTGGACTTGGCGACCGGATTAAGAATCATCGTCGCTGTACCAGCAGACGAGAGCGTTACAGTCTGTGCCATTGACCCGGTCCTCTAGTTAGTCAACCAAGATAAGCCAATTAAATTCGCGCGCGATTTCAGCAGCAGATGACGCCGCATACAATGGATGCACCGTAAGCATCGCTGCACCTAGCCGTGGCGCAGCTTGTATAGGAAACGTATTTGATACGTTTACCACTGTGCTCTCCTCAGGAGGTGGGGAAGGTTGCCCACAAACAACGCCAATCGTAGTAAGTCGGCACGTAACGCTGATAACCTTTAACCAGCAAGTTATCAGTCGTGAACTCAACCGACATGTCAGTCTCGAACCGCTTGCGATGGAAGAAGATGAGCCCTTCATGATTCGTGCGGATGAACCAAGCAAACGCCGAGGTCAAATAGTCGTAGACCATGAAACCTTGCTTCAACGACTCGTTCATGCCGAGAATGGCGTTCACGTCGTTGGTCGACGTGCCGGGCCGCAACTCAGACCTAAACAGACGGAGTGCGATCGGTTCAAGCTGTGTCGGGACAATCAGCTTCTCGCCACGCGCATGGATCTTGAGACCGGCCTCGTTGCGCCAAGTCGAGCGAATTGCTATAAGTGCGTTGAGAAGAGACGTTTCGTTTAGATCCACGTCAGGCGACGGTTGATTGGCGATGGTTGTACCATCAATCGGGTGGTTGGTGGCAACCAACGAAACACCGTCACCACCGACCGCTGGATTAAATGTGGTGGCCGTGTTAAGAACGTTCGCGGCGTAGATCTCCTCGGTTTCCTTAAACGACTCTAAGAGTCCATCGTTCGAAGGACCGAATTCCGATTTATACAAATTGTCGTCAATGGCCTTACGTGTGATGGCGTAGCCAAGACCAATCTCAAAGTGTTCTGCGTTGTAGACCCAGCGTTGCCCAGCCGCATTGTCGAAGGACGTCGGCGCACCTTCAGATTTTAGTTGCGCGAAGGCGAGGTACCGCATCGCGGCACGTCGTTCGAGCGCCATCTGCGATTCAGTCTCACGAAAGATCTGCGGCCATTGCCGCTCGATCATCGGATACTTGCCAGATACTCCCCATAGCCCGGGCAAAAGTAGGTCACGGATTTGGGATAATGCGACGGGCATGGTCGTCTGCTCCTATAAATTAGGTCGAAACGCCGGTCAGTGTGTTGCGAGCCCAGTTGTTTGGAAGCACCACCAAGACCGCACCAGCAGTCGTGTTGTCCGTGCCATTCACACCAGGAGGCGCGAAATCGGAGTAAACATCGACAATGCGGAATGGCAGGCTGGAGTTGGCGCTGACAGAGGTTGACAACAAACCGACATTCGAGATGCCAGTAGTCGCGTTGCCAAGAGAGGCACCTGTCGATGTGAAGCCGATATTCCAGCCAATCACAGAGGTGCCAAGCACAGCGGCCGTAGACCCCTGCACGATAAACTGCATGTCAACGTCGGAAATAACGTAGGCGATCACGCTGGCGCTGGTCGTGCCGACAGAGCCAGGAAAGTAAGGCGACCAAACTTGGCGCTGAACAGTCGTGTTGTAGTACTCGCAACCAGCAAACACGCCAGCATAACCACCGCCAGCAAGACCGGTACCAGAGCTAGCTTGCGTTACCGTGCCATAAACAGCTGTGCTATTCTGAACAACGTCGCCTGTAAAAACTGCGGTGGTATCGCTCGAAAGCATAAACCGGCGCTCAAGCCCCATCGTCGGAGGCGAGCCGTCCTGGTGGCCGAAAGACCGAAAACCAAAGGGAGCGTATGTATTAGCCATAATCGGGTTCTCCTATCGTAGCCAGCATGATTGCTTGGCTACCGGACGAACCGACTACGGCGTGTAGACGGACAATAACCCACACGTCGCGCGTGAGCTGATTCGTTTATAGTGCGAATATTAAAGTATTGTCAAATGGACTTAATTATCATCCGGGACATGAAGTCGCTCAACCGACCGGTTTATACGGTTTGACCCAAGAGCGGATGGATGGTCTGCACCTGACGCCGGCACACCACCACCACGCAACGCCTGTTCCTTAATGAATACCTGCTCTCTAGCAAGCATCATGTCGCGTTTTCTTGCCGCTTGCGAGTGCTTAACGGGCCTAGCCATGAGAACCAGGCCATCTACCTCGGTCTCCTTTAGAGAACCACGCGGCATAAAGTGACCGTCCATAATGCCGTCAAAGTCGGTGCCATGAACTGCCGTCCAGCCACGCCGCTCAAACTGAGCCCGCCGTAATGGTTCTGGCTGACCACGCACAGAACATGTCACCCATTGCAGCGACAAGCCGTAATCCTTCTCAATCTTGTTAAGAATTGACTTGTCAATCGCAAGGCGGTCATCACTATTCTCATAGTACATATCAGCATCTTCCCAATTCGGAGACGCCTTCATGCCTGTTGCCTTGCGCACAGGCGCGCGATCTACTGGCGTTGCACGCAAACGAGGCTTGCCACGTGGCCAACCACGGCCTTTTTTCTTCGGCGGTTCCGGTTGTGACTGATCTGGAACTTCGGTTTCATCGGTCATTGACATTACCCAGTTTGTATCTATATTGAGATCGATAGGCACGGAGCGGCCCGGCAGGTCGCGAATTGGCAAGGCATGGCAGGCTTACCCCCTATCGGAATACCTGCCATTACTTTTTTCCTGCTGCAGCCGAAGCACTTGGCGCGCGTAATCGGCATCAGAAATACCGGATATTCGTGCCGCTTCGCGTTGCTCGGTGCTTAGGGTGATTCGGGTACCTGTCGGCTTACCAGAGGCCATTGAGACACTTGTGCGAGACGGCGGTGCTGACACGACGACTGAACTCCTCTGTGGTTCTGGTTCCGGCTCTATTTTAGCCTCACGCAGACCAAGTTTTTCTTCCAAACTATTGAAATACTGCTGGCCAAAGGCCGAATGGCCTTCGTCCAACACGTCCCAATGCAACGCTTGTATTTTAGCGTTTTTCCTCGTGTCGGTCATGTAGTCTCTATGTGATCGCAACCATGTCTTGGCTGTATCCGGGAGGTTCCCTAATGCGACTTCGAATGGATCTTGCTGTACTTGTTGCGGCTCTACTTTCTCTACCTTTGAACGCTGTTCACGCTGCCGATCTAACACTGCCCTCCCGTCCTCTAATCTCTCCAGACGAGCCTCCGCACGAGCGATACGGCGCTGTGCCTCCCCCTGCTTTTCGGGCTCCTGAGCATGTACGGCCGCGACATAGTCGCGATGAGCCGATTCCGCTTCCGCCTGAACGGCCGAAAGAGCGTTCAAAATAGCGTCGTATTCCGACTGTTCGGCATCGCCGCGGTAGCGCGTAGCGTCTTGCTCGTGCTGCCGCGCGATTCTTTCCGCCTCTTGTTGGCGGCGCTGCGCTTCCTCAACAGCTGTTCTAGCAACCTGTTCGCTCTTTTTAAGCGCCTCCAACTGTAACTGGAGCGCGTTAAGCTGTTCGTTGTCTTCCGGCTTTTCCGGCTCAACGATAGGAGGCGGCGGCGTCTCGGTAGTTTGAGGCGTTTCGACCTTTTCGGTCTCAAGTGGCTGTTCCCGCTCCTCGCCGACATCGATAGTAACAGGCTTGTCGTGGGGAACGTCCTCTTGCTTACGCGTTGAGGGTGGCGGACTGAGTCTCGGCATTAGAACAGCCTCGCATGGGCACCATATCGCTCTTTTGCAGCAGTTGCGTATGCTAACTGCGCGTCTTCAAGTAACGTAAACATTCCAATGTATATATCTGAAATATATACCTCATATGCAGTCGTGGTCTTAAGTTGTCTTACTCTTATACCCTTCATCGGGTGCATTAGTACATTACCGTGATTTTGACTATTCGTAGCTTCCCTAAGATTAGAAATTCTGTTGTCCGTCTTAACCATATTAATGTGATCGATCTGCGCTAAAGGCCAAGTGCCATGTACATAAAACCACGCAAGACGATGGGCCAAATACTTTCGACCGCATACTAATATATGTACATATCCTCTTGTATTTATGGTTCCAGCAACAGACCCAGCCAGCGCTCTATAACACCTACGAACTTTCCATGTAAAAACGCCACTTTCTGCTGAAAAGTCTAGAATACTAAGTAGTTTTGAGTGCTCGATACATTCCTTCATGACTAAAATACAATCCCCGGATCTTGCAGCTTAAGTCGAATGTTGGAGTCTTGCACTAACCGACACGGCACATCTCGTATATTGAGCAGCTTGGCATCGCCGATGAAAAACGCGCACCAGTCACCAATATCCACCCGCTGGCCATAAAACTCGTTGGAACCATCGTCCTGGAATGCACTTGGCCCCAGCTTGATGACTAGGCCTGCTTTTCCTTGCCAGACATCCTCAGCCACATTGTCTTGCGGACGAATGATGCCACCCACTGTCATTTCCGGACGGATGTAGGCCGCCACCAGACAGACCGGACCCATCACTTCAATGCCATCGAGATCGCCCAAAATATTGAAAACAGTCTTCTTGTAGGACGCCGGATCGGTAGCCTTGGAAAATATCTCGATCGTCTTCTTAGGCAGAGCTAGAGGCATTGTTACTCCATATTGGCTTCAACATCTGCACACAGAGCAAGTGCGTCTTGCAGGCCGCGCAAGTAACCAACCATGTCTCGGTAGGCGGCGTAATCTACTGCATTCCCCTGCGCTAAACCGTCGAGATGGCGATTCACCTCATCCGTTATTCGCTTTACCAGGAGGCGCTGGAAGTGAGACTGCGGCACCTATTAAATCTTCCCCTTCATGTGTTTCGAGTATTCCAGGGTGCCCTCGCCTGAACCACGTCCAGCCTTAGCCTTGTAACTAAGTTTACCGATCGCTCCGCCTCGCGCGTAGCTGTTCTTGCTCGCACGATTCTTCCATTTGTCGAGATTCGCTGGCGTTGACGTCCCCTCGATATGATCGGGATTAGCGCGGCCACCGTGCTTGCGCTTAAGCGCAGTGTCCTTTGACGCCTTATCGAGTGCCTCGATCGGTACTGGCTTCAGCCGGCCGGTTTCGCCGTGGCCATGCACACGACCGCCGCGCGCTTGCATCGGAGGCATGCCAGGAGGTGGTCCGCCAGGCGGCATACCGGGGGGTGGACCGCCGGCCGGCACAGCCGCAGGAAGGGGTGGTCGCGCCGGGCCGGCGGGTGGTGCACCCGCTGGAGTACCGTGTGGCACCACGATCGCAATGTTAGTGTGGTGATGTTTTACACGCCCACCGCGGGCGTAACGCTTGTGCTTAACACCACCGCCTACTTTCATCTCTCCACTCTCGTGTTGGGAGATGAGGTGGCTAAAAAGCTTCTTGTCTGCTTCCTTGTCGCTGTGATCGCCAGCGCTCTTAAGGACATGACCGACGCGATGCTTGTCGACCTTAGACTGACGGTGGTTGTGAAATGGGTGCGACATCTGTTTCCTCTGCTCTCGTAATCGAGGCGGCAGGTAACCGCCACGAATATATTTCATTACTGCCAAACCAGCAAACGGCAACATCTCTATCAGGATAGATAGCCGTAACTGTCATAGATGGCCCACCAGACAACAGCTTAACAACATCACCAACGTCATATGCCTCACTATTGTCTGATACTAACCTTACGGTGCCTTCCTCTATAGCCTTGCGGATGGACGCTTTCATTTACTACCACCTGTAGGTTTTGGTTTAGCCTTTGCCATTGCTTTAGCTTGTTCAACCTTTGCTTTGTTAAGTTCATCAGCATGCTGCATCTTTTGTTCGTGCGACTGTTGCTGCGCAGTCATTGACTGTTGATGTTGCGTCGCATCACGCTGCAATTCTTGCTCGTGCGTCATTTGCTGCTTCTGCAGTTCCTGGCCATGCTCCGCGCCCGACATCTGCAATTCATGCAGACGCTGCACGAGGTCCATCTGCATTTCATTCGCCTTAGCGTGCTGGTCGTGCTGGATTTCAGCTTGTGCTGACGCATCATCACGCTGCAATTCGTGTGCATGAATCATGCGCTCCTCTTGCAGTTTCACGCCTTCAAGCGCGATTTTCATCTGTTCCAGCTTCTCGCGCGACTGTCGGTCGGCCGCCTTGTCTTGTAGTTGGGCAAGCGTGGTCTTTGCCCGAATCATCATGTCTTGCTGTTCAAGCTGCTGCTGGCCCTGCGCCTGTTGTGCCTTAGCTTTGATGGCTTCCATGCGCGGATCTGGCGGCGGTGGAGCCGGCTGCGCATTCAGCAACCCTTCTGGGTCAATACCGACAATGCGCAAGATCCGCATCAACACGGCTTGCTGGTTAAAGAGGAGCGGATAGGCCTTGTTAAGCTCCTGCAAGCCCATGGCTTTCGCCACGCGGTGCAGACTGGTCGGGTTATTCGGGTCCGCGACAGGAACAAGCTGGTAGTTGTTGAGCGCCCGAAGAAACTGATCTTTTTGCCATTGAACGGTTGGCTTGCGATTATGCCGCCAGAAGGCCTCCGGGTCCTCTTGGAACCGCTCTTTAAGC